ATGAATAATTCATTTGAAGAACTAATTAATCAATTCAGTAATAATCCTGATGTTGATATATTAAAGAAAATATATAAGATAAATGTAGAAAGAAATAATTCATTTAATGATTTTCATGAAGGACTACAAAATATATCATTATTACATATTAAACAACCATATGAAACTATGAAATATTTATTAGATAGAGGTGGAAATCCAAATTTAGTAAATAATTCTGGAGTAAGACCAATACATTTTCAGAAAGAATTTAAAACAATTCAATTATTAGTTGATAGGATGGCAATACCTAATCCAAAAGATATATATGGTTTCAGTCCATTATATTGGCAGAAAGATCCCGAATCGGTCAAATATTTATTAAGATACAATCCTATTGAGAATAATTTTGTATATAATCATGAATATTGGGGAGTTGGTCATTATTATAATAAGATGTTAATAGAAGGTGGATATGATCCTTATTCTGAAAAGAATATATCAATAACCCCTGTATTTCTCCAAAAAGATTTAAAATCATTAGATATATTATTAGATTATTGTTATGTGAATGGGATAAATAATATGGATATAGTAGGCGAAACATTATTATTTAAACCGTGTATAAATAAAGATATAATAGAATTATTCGACGAGAATAATCAAGATTTAGATCATGTAAATATATTAGGGAATACAGCATTACATGTTCAGCATGAACCTGTAAATATATTGAAATTATTAACGTGCGGAGCAAACCCTAAGATAGAAAATTATATGGGGGTGACACCATATGAATACCATATGAATAGAGAAAATCGTGTTAATTGTTTATTGATAAATAAATTTGTATCAGTAAAATGTATTCAGAGATGTTGGCGTAAATTTTGGTTTGCTAAAACATATATTACACCTAAATATTATAAAAAAAAGATAGAGTTCATGGAGAATTTTAAGTTATTACCTCCGTCAATATGTGGAAAATTCCCAGGAGGTATTGGATATCAAACGGCATATGGAGATTATAAATTGTTATGCACATAATATATTTTAAAGTTATAATAAATTTAAAAAAAAGTTATTAATTTTTTTGTGTTTTATTATTTTTTATATTTTTTTATTCTTTTTTTATTTTTATGTTTTAAATATTTATTTGGTTTTATTCTTTTCATGGATATCTTCGCCATTTCCTGTGTAATCGATTGTTCCATCTTCATCAAGGTATCCGATATGTTCCGCAGATGACTTGTCAATTAGTAGGGAATCTGATTCATTCCATAAATATTCGACACCATCAATTACTTTAGAGGGCCAATCGTCATCATCATCTTCAACATCTGATTCAGATGTTGTGTGAGATATGAAGGCGAATTCATCAACCTTTTCTGGAAGTGGATTTTCAGTGATTGATTTTTCTTCAAATTTTGCGACCACTTTCTTGACCTTATTCTTGGTAGGTGATTTCTTCTTGGGTGGTGTCTTAACAGGTGCCTTCTTCTTTTTTGGTTCAATATTAGTTACGCGCTCATCAAGAATATGTAGAAATCCATGTTCAAACTCATATTTGAGGTGACCATTCTTGCCCGTTTCAAGAAACTCCTTAAGATTAGTAGCATGTTTATATCCTTCATAGAAGTCGTATGCTGCTGATCCTGGTTTCTTGGGATTTTCCGGTTGACACTCAATAAGAGTATCAGGATTTTCCTTGAGAAACTTCCGGGGATCGAATTTCTCAGAAGAATTCTTGGGAGGTGTGTTCTCTTTGGGTTTTGATACTTTCTTGGGGGGAGTATCTAAAATTTCTTCGGTTTTTGAAGGAATGACTGGAGTATCTTCAGTATCTGATACATCATCAATATGGAGAAACCGCTTGACTTTCTCATCACCCATCCATGAATCAACAAGTTCTTGCTGATCAGTCTCGTCCATATCTGAAATGAATGTAGTAAGATGCTTGAGGAATACAGCAGTCATACTTATGAAGTGTTTTTGATTGAAGTTTTAAGTGTTTTAAGTGTTTTGTTTCGTATGTTTGTTCTTTAAACAGTACGTTGATTGAAATGTGAATAAAGTTAAATGGTAATTTCAAATTTATTCAATGAATGCACAAGGTGGTAATTTGGCAGGTATAAATATTTCATTTTTTTTCTTTTTCTTTTTATTGTTAATTTGTGCTTTTAGTTCATTTAATTTATCAGGATTACTTTTATATTCAATATAGTCATTATAAAATTTAATGATGTGTTCAATATGATCATTCCACCATAATTTATCTCTATGAACTAATGATAATTCATATCTTGTAATTTTCCACCATTTTGTTTCAACAATATTATATCCTTTTTTAATATATTCATCGATCCACTCTAGATATTGTTCATGAGTTTGATATAATTTAGGATATAAATAACTCAAATTATGAGAAGCGTCTCCTTCTTTTATATAGCTGATAGTGACACCTTTGGGTAAATTTTCTTTAGTTTTACCGTTAATAATATTATCATATTCTTCATTAATAGATTTGTATGGTTCAGAACTATCAAATATGTCATTTTTATAATCTAATAATGAATCATATTCTTCAAGTTTAACTTGTAAGAAATCACATTCATCAAGATCACAAACCTCTAGTTGTCCTTGCATTTGCATCATGTAATGTGGTGGGACACTTTTAGTGAATTTTCTTTTGGGAGGGCATTTAATTTCTAACATTCTTGAGCAGTATTCCATAGGTCCAGTATCGTCACAAATTCCATCAGGCGAGGCACCGAAAATAGGGAAAGTGGGATGTGGAATCATACCAAATTCTTTAATAACTGTTCCAGTGATTGATTGATAAAATAATGTGGCAATTTCTTCATATTTTACACCCCATTCTGTAATAGGATTACTTTCATATGGTTCTGGGATAATTTTACTATATATTAATTCATCTCTAGATCTAAAATGACATTTATCCATAGCAGCAGCAAATGAACTGGCAGTTAAAATATTTTGTCTTAATAGGTGCCATTCTGGTGACCTTTGTTCAGGTAATTTTAATTTCAATAATTCATTTAATTTATATTGTCTTTCATAAAATATTTTATATTTTTCGGATAATTCATCAACAACAGTATCTATAAAATATCTTTGTGATTTTAATTGGAAATCATTTTGATTGATAGAAATAATGTTAAATATATTTAATAATTCATCTATGATATTATTTTTGAATGAATTGAGTTCTAAATGAATGTCCGGGTAATTATTATTAATGTATTCAATAATATCTTGCTTTGAAATCATTATTGTCGTCATAAATTAGTTTGTGTATAATAATCAAATTTACAAATATTTATATTATAGTATATATGTTCTTAAATATAATATTGATTGTATTATTAGTAATATTTATATTATATTTATTTTTATTTAAAAAGGATGAAGTATATTATATTGAGAATTTTTTGAGGGATGAGGAATATAATTATATAAAAAATTATACAAGAAGTGTAAAAAATTTAAAATCTGAGAATTTTAGATTAGTTACACCAATATTGGATAAAAATATAAGTGATATATTTTATTCGGAAATAAATATAAATAAGATAAAAAAATTAATAAATAATGATATAAAAAAATCAAATTTTCCAATAGAATTTAGAGTATATCCGGAGGGATCTTCTGGTATGAAATGTCATAAAGATACTCAATTATATGAAGAACCACAATATGAAATGGTATATACAATAGAGAATGAATCAGATAGTTATACTAATTGGTATTCATATTTGGGATGGAATAATAAATTATATACAAAACCTAATTCATTAATAATAGTTAAAGCACAAGAAAATACACATTGCGTTTCTCCTGTTAAGAAAGGATATAGAACAATTCTTAAATTAATATATACTCAAACAGATAAATACAATGATAATTATAAGAATGAAATTAATAGATTTAATAAATTTGAAATTTGAAATTTGAAAAGTATAATAGTATAAAGTTGAATAATATTATAAAGTTGAATAATAATAAAATGAACCAGGCATCTTTCTCTGATAAGTTAGTTGGGAAAGTAATAGAAAATGAAAAGGTTCTATATGAATGTGATAAGTGTTCAAAATGTACACCGAAATATTTTATAAATTTGAATATTGAAGGTGAAAACAAATATATATGTTCATATTTGTGTAGTAAAAATATGCACGAAACATATGGTAAGAATTATTGGGATAATTTAGTAAATGTAGATGATTTTAATAAATATCCTCAACCAATTATTGATATAAAAAAGGAAGAAAAGTTCAAAATAGAAATATCTCCGTGGGATATAGAAAGATTAGAATATCATAATGAGATGTTAGAAGAAGATAAGCGTGTGGAATCATTAGAAAATTGTTCTGATAGTTCATATAGTGATTATGAGTCAGATTAAAAAAAAATATTTAATATTATATATATGGTTTTTAATATGTTGCCAGTATTTTTTTTATTGATAATAGTTATATCATTTTTGTTAGTATTTGCTCCTATGGTTGATCATGTATTTTACCTTGATCATAAAATAGAAGAATCAACAGATTTAGAAGTATTTATTGTAATATTAGTTCATATAATATTAGTAGGGGTATTAATATATTTATTTCATTTTTACATAGTGAGAAAATATATAAGATATTTTAAATTAAATGAAACATATATAAAAATAATAGATTTAATATTAGGTTTGACATTGGTAGGTTTACAGAGAAATTTAGTATATAAATTGAGATATCTGTCAAATAGACATCCAATTAGGGCAGAATTAATTATATAAGTTAATTAATAAAATAAAAAATGTAATAATATAAATATGGAGTATATATCAGGACTAGAAATATTAAATAAATGTTTAAATTGTGAACAATATGTATTACTTTTTTTTACAGCTAGTTGGTGCGGACCGTGTAAAAGAATATATCCTGAATTAGAGAAATTATATGGAAAATTAAATAAAGATTTAGTAAAAATATATAAATTAGATGTAGATGAAGAGGAAAATGTAGAGATTTTAAAAATATTTAAAATAAAGTCAATGCCTTCATTTTGTTTAATGAAAGATAAAAACTGTATAAATACTTTTAATGGTTCTGATATAGAAGGTATAAAAAAAATGTTAAATATCCAATAATAATATATATATATTAAAGATAATTTAATAATAAATATATATAAGGAGATGACAACATTTGACGATTTTGATTTAAAAGAAAAATTATTAAGAGGTATATACTCATATGGGTTTGAGAATCCATCTGATATTCAATGTAAAGCGTTGCCGATATTAAATTCTAAGAAAGATTTATATGCTCAAGCTCAGTCTGGTACGGGTAAAACGGGGGCGTTTACGATTGGTTCCCTAAATTTATTAGATGAAAATTTAAAAAAAACACAAATATTGATTTTGAATCCAACATATGAGTTAGTTAATCAAAATTATGACGTAATGGAAGCGCTTAGTCAATATATGGATGTAAATATTATGAAGGTTGTGGGGAAAACTAGTTTAGATGAATGTAAGAGAAATTTAGAGAAAGAACCTGAAATAATAATAGGGACTCCTGGTAGAGTAGCAGACATGATAAATAGGAGATATTTATATACACAAAATATAAAATTATTGGTAATTGATGAAGCAGATGAAATGTTATCAGATGGATTTAGAGATACAATTTATAATATAATTAAGTATATTTCTAAAGATTGTCAAATATGTTTATTTAGTGCTACAAAGACAGAAGAGACACTTGACTTGAGTAATAAATTTCTAAATAATCCTGAATCTATTATAGTTGAGAATAAAAATGTAAGTTTAGAAGGTATTAAACAATTTAAAGTACTTATAAATGAAGAATGGAAATATGATACATTATTAGATTTATATAATTTATTAAATATAGCACAATGTATTATTTATGTAAATTATAAAGATAAATTAATGAATATTTATACAGAATTAATTAAAAATAATTATCCAGTAGATTATATTCATGGAGAAATTACTAAAGAAGAACGTGAGAGTAAAATATTAGATTTTAAAAATGGTAAAACTCGATTATTATTGTCAACAGATTTACTAGCGAGAGGTATTGATGTTCAACAGTTAAATTTAGTAATTAATTTTGATTTGCCTAGATCAAAGGAAACATATATTCATAGAATAGGTAGATCAGGGAGATATGGTAGAAAGGGTGTTGCAATAAATTTAGTAGGACCTCGTGATCAAGGTAAATTATCTGAAATAGAGGAACATTATAAAGTAAATATTGAGGATTTACCACAAAATGTAGGGGATATATTTAATGTTTGAAATATAAAAATATTAAATATTTAAAAGTATGCGTATTAAATATAATAATATTTTTAATTACAATATATATGGAGAAACTTGATATTAATTTAGATGATGATTTTAAAAACATAAATACTAATATAAGTAGTAATACTGATTCTATAGGTATTGATTTATTGATTGGTGGGAATAGTTCTCCTAAATCAAATATGTCTGAAGATGTAAAATCTGTAAAAACAGATATATCAGATAATCATTCATTTTTTAAAGATGAACAAGTAGATGAAAAAAGGGTACCCAGTCCAATGAATGATCCTATAATGAATAATATAGTTCCAGATGAATATAAACCTGTTCATGTATTATCCCAAACAGAAATAAAAAATGAGAAGATAGATTTATTATATAAATTTAGTAAATTACAGAATCAAGGGACTAGAACATCGACAAATTATAATATGAATTCTAATTTAGATGAAATGAGAAATGAATATATTAAATTAAAAAAACAAAGAGATACATCGAATTCAGTAAAATTTCAAAGAAAAATATTGATGGCAGCAGTGTCTGGGGCAGAGTTTTTAAATAGTAAGTTTGATCCATTTGATGTTAAATTAGATGGATGGTCCGAGTCAGTAAATGAAAGTGTAGAGGATTTTGATGAAGTATTTGAACAATTATATGAAAAATATGGGGGAGGTGGTGAAGTTGCACCAGAACTTAAATTAGTTATGATGTTAGGGGGATCGGCATTTATGTTTCATTTGTCAAATACAATGTTTAAATCATCTATACCTAATATGAATGATATAATGAAGACAAATCCCGATTTAATGAAACAATTTGCCAAGGCAGCTGTTGGTTCTATGGCACAACCAGGCATGGGTCAACAACAACAACAACAATCATCTATGCCTAATATGATGAACCAAGAACAACCGTCACAATCAAATCAAAGACCAGATATGGATGGACCTGTAGGAGATATAGATGAAGTAATAAGGAATTTAAATTTACAACCTAATTCAATGCCCGATTTAGATAATTTATCTATAATGAGTGGTGATAGTGATAGGAATTCCACTAAAGGTATAACTTTAAATTTATAGAATAAATTACATATTTAGTTTAATATCTTCTAACATTTGAGTTGCTGCATCTAATTTTTCTTTTATATTATTATCTTCATTTGAATTTTTTACATTTGATTTAAAATCATTTAAAAATGACATAAAAAATATATACATAATTATTAAAATTAATGATAAATTAATATCTTTTGTAGCGATGAAAAATAAACAAAATATGAATAAATGTTTTAAATAAAATTGATTATTAATATGTGGTTGTATATCTTGAAATAACATTCTGCCACCAAACATATTAAGTAAAAACGTCCCACTTAAGAATAAATAATTATTTGTTAAATAATCAAATAAATACATATATATATATATTTTATAAATAAAAAAAATATATATATATATATTAAATGGTTGCTTTACTTTCTCAATGTTTTGATCAAGGTTCGAATAGTTCTTCTAATGATATTGTAAGTAATAATGATATTGTAAGTAATAGCTCAACAGAATTAAAAATACCTGAAGTATCTCCTGTTAAAAATGTGAGTGATCAAAATATTCCTACAGGTAATATTCCGACTGGTAAAGATATTCTAGATCAACAATTTAAAGAATTAAAAGATTATACAAAACATTTAGAAAAGGAAGTTGAAGAATATAAAAAATATATAGAAGAAAGATTTAATAATATCAATAATCAGAAATTTAATGTTTTAGAAGGATTTTCAAATGATAATAATTCAAGTAATTCTAAAGATATTAATGATATTATTATATATTTAATGACATGTATTTTTGTATTATTATTAGTAGATTATATTTTCAAGATGGGAAAGAATTCTTATTAATTAATAATAAAAAACTATGCCATTATAAAGATGTGGGCGAATCAAATAGTATGTTGTATAGTATTTTTATTTTTGGGTATTCTTTTGTTCTATATGTTAAAAGGTGTATGCGATTGTAAGGTTGTTGAAGGACTCCATCCTGACCTGCCTTGTAGTACGCATGAGGATTGTATAAATTATATTATTACGAATGCGGATCAGGTTTCTGGTGATAAGAAAAAAAAGGAAATTAAGGAACTTATAAAACCCAAACATAAACAACAATTAATTAATGCGATAAATAAAAGAACTAGTCCGGGTGAGTCGTCTAATAAGGAGAAGGGTATGAGCAATGTGGTTGAAGGGTTTTGGACCCAAGCACTGATTATGGGGTCTGAATTTGCCCTGGGAGTGGGTCTGGGTGAACTAGATACTTGCTCCAAGTCTGACGTATGTGGTCATTTGCCTGGTACCCCATCTAGGGGATGCCATGACATTTTTTTCTTATCGACATGCTTGGCATGCGATGATAATTCCACATGTTGCCAGGCAAACAAGGGATGCCGCTGACGAAGATTCGCACGGAATGCATCACCTGTTATGGGATGGATGCGTTACTGTTGTCCCGGACCGTAAGCGACTGCTAAATCTTCAAATGGTAAAATAATTTTTTAATTAAATTTTTTATCGATATTAGATAATATATTATCATTATATAATAAATTTCCAGTAGGATTATAGTCATCTATTTTTTTAAATAAATTGTTATTGGCATTAGTAGTTTGTGGTTTATTGACATTTCTTTTATTATTTTTCAATCTTTCCCATGAGATGAATAATAAATTAGGATGTATGTATAATACATCGAATTTATCTCTTTTTAAAGAATCTATTAAATATTTTCTTAAATCTTCTATTTTATATAATGGTTTACCTATTAAGAATTCAGGTATTTCATGGGTGCAGAAAAATGTTTTATTTTGTGAATTTAATTTAATTTTATTATGTATTTGTAGTAAAATATCATCAAACATTTTCAATCTATTAAGTACTTTTTTATCTTGTTCTTCAAATAGTGAATTTATGTTTAAAGAACTCATAATATATAATTAATAAAATAATATGGAAATTGATACTTTAATATTTTCAGGAGCATCATCAAAAGCTGTAATTTTTTTAGGATTTCTGAATTATTTGATTGAAGGAAGAATAATAGATAAAGAGTTAAAAAATATTAAAAAAATATACTGTGTTTCTTCAAGTTATTTATTTATGGTAACAGTAATATTATTAAAATATGATTATGAATATATCAAAGATGAAATATTTAATTTTGATTTTAATGAAATGGTGGATATTAATGATTTATCATTAAAGAGTTTGATAGATAATTATGGATTTATAAATTATAATAAAAACCATATTTATGTAAAAAAAGTATTGAAAGAGAAATATAATATTGATAAAATGTCATTATTAAAATTATATAAGATAAGTGGTATTCATATAGTGGTGAAGGTTATAAATGTATCGAAGCAGAAAGTAGAATATATAGATCATATTAATAATCCTAAAATGAATATATTAAAATTAATACAGATGACTACATGTATTCCTTTATTATTTAAACCGACTAAATATAAAGAATGTTTATATTTAGATGGAGGATTATGTGGTAATTGTCCTATAGAAGAAAATGAATCTGATAAATATTTATGTATAAATTTAGTAAAAACCAAGGAGGATTATGAGATAAATAATGTATTTGATTTTATAATAAAAGGGTGGGAAATGTATGATCCAAATATATTATTTAAATATGATAATAATAGAACAATTTTAATAAATGTGAGTAAATTAGGCGTTGATGTAACTGATTTTAATATATCTAAAGAACAAAAAAAAAAAATGTTAGATTTGGGGTATAATATAACTAAAGAACATTTTACTAATCTTCAATATTCTTAAAATTAAATTTAGGATTTCTGCTGGTACCATTAGGGGCATTATCTGCTAATACTTTACCGAAGATAGGAGATCCATATGTCGTTTTTTCATGTTCTTTAATTAGTACTTTTTTAACTTCTTGTTTTTGGATTTTTCTAAAGTCATATCCTTCATCTTCACACCAAGATTTAAGGTTATCTAGTAAATCATCAAATGGAGTAGGATTATCTGATTCTTCTAAAGCATTAGATATCCATTTTTGCATGACATCATTTTCAGTAATATATATTTTAGTTGCTTCTGTGACTGAAGAAGGTGCTCTGGTTCCTTCTTTATCATATATTTTATAATAATCTAATAATTTGATCATAAATAGGATGTTCCATTTTTTTAATTTGGTACCAAGTTCTAAATCAGCGTGGTATTGGTGAGGGTTATTTACAGATGGTCTTGGATTATCTGTAAATTTAGAGATAAAATCTACAACTTCAATACGTCTATGAACACCACCATCATTACCAGCGAGTTTTGGTAATTCATTACACATAAGCATTAATTTAAATTGTGGTTTAAATTCAGTTGTATCTTTAAATAATCCTCGACTGGTCATAGTATCACCACCAGTAATTTGTTTGAGTTTACCAACATATATTTGGTCATCTCTTTCAGGTTCTGACATAGATACAAATCTAGCATAACGAATTGCTTCTAATTCAGGAGAAGCACTAGAAGAACTACCTCTTTTAGTTGTTAAGAAAGATACATCCATAGTTTTAGAATATCCACCCAATGTAGACGTAATTAGATCTGTAATTTTTGATTTACCATTGGCACCAGAACCAGTCCAGAAGTAGAATTTTTCTTCTCTGACTTCACCACTTAGGCAGCTGGATAAGAATCTTAAAGTATAATCTCGGACATCTTCATTTGGTAATACTTTTTCTATAAAGTCATCCAGATCTGCATTTAATGATTCATAATCATTAATATGAACAATATTATCTTTAATTTTATCAATGTTTATAGGTAAATCGGCAATATCAACAGGAAATGAATAACCTACAGATAAACTAATATAATCGTCTGGACGACCTTGTCTAAATATAGTTTCTTTAAGATTACCGTTATAATTAATTGTTTCATATTT